ATCAATACCTCTGGGGCCAGCAGCGTCAGGCATGACATTTGAAAGATCATCTAAAGTTTCTCCAACACCTTCAAAACTTCTTTCTGGCGCTGTGTGCAATCCACGGTATTCCACGCCTCGTGCCTTTTCTAAAGACGCTTTAACTCTAGCGATCTCATCAGCTATAACATTAATACCAGCCAAATCATTAATCGCAGTCTGCGCCTCAGGCAAATTCCTGACAGCTTGTGCAATAGTTGAGGCATACAAGACTTCAGGGTCTAAGTCGTCAGCTAACTTCTTGTAAGCTTTTAAATCATCAAAGAACTTGTCGTACCGTTTAACAGCTTCATACGGCACACCCTTCCTACGGCCTTCTCTTCTGTAAAGCCTTTTAACTTCCTTTAATAAATCATCTAATTTCTGATTAGGTGTAACATTACCAAATGGGTCAATAACTTTACTGCCACGACCCAAGAACGATTCGCTAAATGCGTCAACCAGATCATCTAGTTTTTGCGCTCCTATAACAGTAGGGTCTTGAAACATGGAGTCAAGATAATTTTTATTTAATGACCTAAGAATCTCTTCGCTTTCACGAATAACTCCATCAATGTCATCAAGTAAAACTTTTGCAGCACTATTAGTTAGTTCGTCACCAGCATTAAATATTTCCAACACTTTGTTTCTAACATCATTCAAAGCCTGGACACGTTCACCCATGTTGTAAATAAACTGGGTAGCTTCTTCTTGCGCTTCCTGCGTAATCGCTTTACCTACGTCAGCTACTTTTCTTCTACTAGCACTTGTGCTTGCGCTTGTTAACAAATCAAACGCAGCAGGCGAAAGTTCATCTACCGCATTTACGTCACCTTCAATAATTCTTCGTGCTACAGAACGAATGTTGTCTCGTATTGCTTCAGCGTCAGCTATCTTCGCATTAAGGTTTTGCATTTTAACAAGTTCATCTTGCACATATTTAGGTAAACGACTTACGTCAACAGGACCAGCAACATCACCCATTGCTTGTTGAACAGCAAAGATACGTTCTTCCATTACAGCTTGCCTCATAGCAATGCGCTCTATCTTTTCTTGTTGCGTAACTTTCCTTGCTACTTGCGGTTCCCAACGCTCGTTTAATGTTTTAAGATTACGATTAGCTGTCCTAGCAGCATCATCTGCTGCCTGGGCAAACACACGGCCATTGACTCCCACAGCAGTAACACCTATATTGTCCATGTAGCCAAGCATGTATTGAATACGCACATGATTATTCATGGCGCTCATATACTTAGCTATAACATCTCCAGCGTTTGTTGAAAATTGATCATAGTATTTAGCGCCAAGCTGTTTCTCACCTATGTCAATCATTTGCCCACGAATACCACCAGTGCCTTGAACATCTTTAAGAGCAGTATTCATATAACGGTTGGTAACAGACTCACCGTTATTCAACGTAAATTTACCACCAGCGTTAAGAACATCATTAAATATCTCGTCAATGGTTCTAGGTATTCCATCAGCGTTTACCGTAGAAACCCTAGCTTCTTTAGCAGCGTCTATAATTGACTGATCACTAATGTCGCCATCGTTACGAATTTTTTTAATACCCTTTGGTGTGCGATACGTTCTACGATTAGTAGGGCTACCAGAAATAACAGCATCCCTAGCTACATTTCGAGGAGCATCCTTGCCCAACATACGAGCAACATAGAACTCGTCTTTGATCAAATCAAAGTCAACTCCTACATCTCCCAGTATCTTATTGTATTGACCACCTAACTCAGCCCAGAACGTTTGAGCAGCATCATGCAATGCCGCAACTTTAGGGTCATCAATATAACGTGGGTCTAAATCACGCAACGCAGCATTAGGAGTCGCAAACTGATCAGGTAATCCAGCTACCCCCACAACACTCTTAGGTTGTTCTGCTGCTAACAACATCAACTGATCAAAATCAACACCCAAATCATCAGCAGATGCACGCAACACACCCAACATGTCCAAACCCTTATGCTCCGCTATACCTATCTTAATAACAGCCTCGTCACGAGCATGCGACAATTTCGTAACAGATGTAAGCTCATCCAATGCCAACTGCCTAGCGTTATCATCAGTAGCGTTTAAAAGTTTCTTACCAGAATCACGAACAGCCTGATTCAACCCAGCTTCAGGACTCATATACTTCGCAATATAACGGCCTACATTCGTTGCAGCTATTGTGTTAACAGCACGACCAGGTGTACCAGCTACAACAGAAACAAACTTTCCAGTACCAGGAATACGATAATTAACATTCTGACCAAACTGGACAGGAGCATTCAACGCACGCCTCGCAAGGCTTTCATACTTCGATACATCACTAACGCTTTCCCCTGCTCGTATCTTACGCATAGTGTCAACGATTGCTTCTTGAACTTCTCTAGTCCCTAAATTAGTAACAACTTCTGAACTTGGCCAAGGATTAAACCTGCCTTTTTGCTTAGCTACTTGCACCTCAGGCAACTGTTGCACACGGCGCATATCAAGCCTCTGACCTACACCTTTGCTTCCTCTACGCAACGGCGCTTCAATAATGCGCTTACCTAAACGACCAGTACCAGGAATAGTCATACCCAAACCAGCACTCAAACCTATGTCACGCAGAACATCATCACCTGCTGACAAAATACCCCTTGTCGAAACCCTTGCAGCAGCATCAGCATATCGCTTAGCATTTACTGCATCGTTAGCTTTATCAGCAGCTTTACTTGCACGAGTCAACGCAGTCGCAACCTGCCTACCAGTCAACTGGCGAGCAGCAGCAGCACCACCAGTCAAATACGTTAAAGGATCAAGAGCAATATCAAACCCTATACCAACAATAAAATCTAAAGGACCAGGCAAATCAACACCCCAGTCCCTAAACACCTCTCCCATCATCATGTTGTCAGAGGTCTGATTCCACCAATCACCAAAGCTAAACCCATCACCACGCAACAAGTCACCTGTCTCTTTCACAGTAGACACAATCGCAGCACGAGGAGTATCAATGATATCTATGACATCGCCTAGGAATCCTAAGAATCCACCGCCACCTTTTTTCTGTTCCCATTCAGGAGTAACAATAGGTGCTACTGGTTTCGTGAACGAAACCTTTCGAGGTTGACTTGTTTGCCCAAATAGGTTTTCACGAACTTGTTGACCTGATTGGCCACCAAATAAACTATCGCTAATTTGTGACCTATCAAGTTTCGCTACTTTAGGTTGCTCTGTTTTCTTAGGCTTATCTGAGCTGCCAAACTGTTTGGCTAACTCTTCACGATTTATAGCCATGTTATCCTTCTTGTAAAGAAGATATTGGAGCTACATCAATTCCGTACTGTTGTGCAAACGTTAATAAGTCTTCAAAGTTAGCGTTAAATGGTAAGACAGTTGGTTGACCACCTATAGCAACACCTATGCCACCCTCTTGAGGTTCAAACAATCCAGCAGATATAGCTTGATCTATCGTCATATCTATACCTTCGTAGCCAGGGAACTCATACGTTTGAGGAGTAGTTTCTGTAGCAACATCAAAGAAGTCGCCAAACATTCCTGTTGCTCCAGCAGCAGCAGCCACCTCAGGAGTCATACCTAATGCTTGGCCCATCGTAATATAATACTGTTGCAAATTAGCAGCTTCTTCAGCAGCAGATGCAGCAGCAGCAGCAGCCTCAGCATCAGAAATAGCTTTACTATCCCTAGCCATCTGAATCGCAGCCATCTCAGCCAACAAATTCTGTTGAGCATTCTCTAACCCAGCACCAATAGCCAAGTCCTGTTCGTTCTTCGCAAAGTCATAAATCGTATTCGTTATATAACTCATGCTGTTCAACATGTCAGCGCCACTCATTTGCTGAGAGAACAACATGTCTCTTGTTTCACCTGTTACAGGATCAAACGTGTTGGCATCTGCTTGTATGCCAAGCTCTGCCAACGTGTCAATAGCTGCTGATTCACGACCACCAGCACGATTCAACGCTTCTTCAAAGCGTTGGTTTCGAGCATCACGGCGTTGGTCATACATGCCAGATATACGATCCATATCTGCGGCAAAACCCTCATCAGAACTTATTTGCAACTGATCCAAGTAATCTGTTATAGAATCAAATTTTTCTTGTGCATATTTTTCTTGGTTGGCGAAGTAGTTTTCGTAAGCAGCGCCTATTCCACCACCCCCACCGCCAGTAAAAGGGTCTGTGGGAGTTCCATCACTAGTGTTAAGAAGTTGTGCATTATCAGGATGTAACGGATTCATCTGGTCGTATCCTGCGTAACCTCCTGCTCTTAGATCAGCGTATGTTTGTCCACCTTCAAAAGGTATTCCACCTCTTCGCCCATCTCTACCAGGTTGTCGCCTGTCAACATCGTTTCTTCCACCTTGCCTGCCCCCTCGACCAGGAACCCTAGAAGAAGCATAAGTATTATCAAGAGTTCTGGACATTAAACCAGGTTCTAAATTGTAAGGTGCAGCTACTTGTGCAGCGTTACTTCCTGCGAAAGAACCAGGCCCACTTGCACCAGCAGCAACTGAATTACGAGCAATATAATCAGCGTATTGTGCTGCTTCTCTTGAAGCAGCACCTTCAGCTCGCAAACGTGATTCCTCAGGAGTTAAATCAAATAAACCTGCATCCTTGTTTGGCTTGCCCCCAACATTAGTTTGTTGAGACATTATCCTACACCTCCAGAACCTCTAACCAACGCAGCAACCAACGACTGATACTGTTGCCCAGTCAAGTTACCACGCAAACCCTCCAAATCAGAAATAGACATAGCATCCTGCAATCGACTCGTCATCATGTTCTGCATAAAATCCTCATCTGCCCTATTCCTAGCACGCATAATGTTGCTCGCTAACTCACGACCACCACGCTGATACTGGCCACTATCCAACATGCCACGCCTATTAAACTGACCAGGCAAAGCTCTGTAAGCTTTCTCCTCAGCAATGTTCATATCAATGTTCGATCTTGCCTTATTTCTACGCATCAGATCACGTTGATACTCGCTTTGCATCAACCCTTTCTGCGTATTTAACGCAGCCTGCTGAAACGTAGGAGCAACTTTACCTGCATACCCACCTAAAGCAGCAGAAGCTATGTCTTGGTAACTATCTAACCCATACCCTGTAATAGCCATGTATCCTCCTACCTAAAGCCTATTCTGTCCCAGCAAATTCATTACAATGCGTGCATACACACTCTTTCATGTGGTTTAACAACGCTGCTATACGCACCGCCTGTACGCTAATAAGGAACTCCTGTGGGTAACGTGCCTGTATTTCTTTTAATATTGCGTCTGCCGCTACATCCATTATCCTGCCTCCAATGCTTCTATACGGTCTTTTAAGTCTTTAACTATCTTAATTAAAGGAGCAGTAAGCATCTCGTAATACACAGCTCTAGGAGTTTCACCCCAATGCCCCTCATCGTAACGAACAGCGTACTCAAACCCTGCCTCATGCAAGCTTTCAGCAGATAACCCTGCTTCAAGAGGAACAGACGCATCATCTTCAATACCCCTGAATTTGATGGGTCTAGCGTCTAGTATTTGATACGCTTCCTCTAAAGGTAAATCTACAATGTCTTTCTTAAAGCGTTCACTAGATGTGTACTCCATAACTTGTTGGTCTGAGTCTCTTGAACGTAATGTCCAATAACCACCAGATGAAAAAGTATTTCCTTGCCCTAACCACAGGTGTTCCCAACATCTAGTGCTAGAACCTAAATCACTGGCATTATCATTGTACGGAACAAAGTTCCCAGCAGACGTTATATAACAAGCGTAACCACTTCCTGCGCCTTGCGTACCAAAGTAAATATTACCACCAGCATTCTCATTTCTGATATGGATATCATCATTTTGGGCATACCCTATATAACCCATGCGAGTATCTGAGTCGTTAAAGAATCCTATGTAACCGCTTTTATCACCAGCCGCAGTCGTATGTAACTCAAGTATAGAACCGCTACCAAATATCTTATTTCCCCCATCAGTTCCATGCACTTCCCATGTAGTTAAGTTAGTGTTTGCACCAAATTTGACAGTTCCACCATCGTTTTGTAAATACAAACTTGCGGCAGTAGTAGCATCTGATTTAGCCATAATTTCATTATTATCAAAAGCTAAATGCGCTCCTGTACCATCACCACCTGTTATCAAACAACCAGATATAGCGTCTAAATCAGCGTCATCAGTATTCGTTAGCTTTAAACGTGTCCCATCAAACACCATGTTAGAAGAACCAGCAAACGCAGTGCTGTTGTTATACTGCACTTGCGTATCAGAACCACCAGCAGTTCCAGAAGGTCCAGTTGGACCCGTTGGACCAGTAGGTCCAGTGGGTCCAGTACCGCCAGCAGGACCGCTAGGGCCAGGAGGCCCAGCAGAACCAGTAGGACCACTAGGACCAGTAGGGCCAGTAGGTCCGTCAGGACCGTCAGGACCATCAGGACCAGGAGGTCCAGCACTACCAGTAGGTCCAGGAGGACCAGCAGGACCAGTACCCCCAGCAGGCCCAGTTGGACCAGTTGGCCCAGCATCTCCTGTAGGTCCAGTTGGACCTGTTGGACCAGTTGGACCTGTCCCCCCTGGACCAGTTGGACCTGTAGGTCCAGTAGGTCCAGTAGGTCCAGTTGGGCCTGTAGGCCCACTAGGACCAACTAACGAAGTTCCTGAACCCCAATTACCACTTGCTTTAGGACCAAAGATTTCATTATCCCCAGTGTCGATATAAAAGTCACCATCTGATCCTGTTGGCCCAGAAGGATCACCACTACCATTAAGTATTTGCGCTCCTGTTGGACCAGTTGGCCCTGTGGGACCAGTAGGTCCAGTGCTTCCTGTTGGACCAGTGGGACCAGCAGGTCCGCTAGGACCATCTGGGCCTGGAGGACCAGCGCTACCTGTGGGACCGCTTGGACCTGTGGGTCCAGCAGGTCCAGTATCTCCTTGTGGTCCCTGTGGACCTGTTGGCCCTGTTGGGCCACTTGGACCTGTAGGTCCAGCAGGACCAGTGGGTCCAGCAGGACCAGTACTTCCACCTGGCCCTGTAGGTCCAGTTGGACCATCATTGCCTTTAGAAGCTAACGTCTGCCAATACGAAGTGTCGCCAGGTGTGTTACCTGTCGTTCCTTGTCGAGCGACATACGATGACCCATTGTAAGCTACAACATCACCAGCAGCATACGTTGTAGACGCTGAGTACGTTCCTTCATAGTCAGGACCGTTAGTCATCGTTATCTCAACTTGTGGTCCTAGTAGTTTGGTGTATTGAATATCTCTAGGCATTAGTAATCCAATGTCACAGTTAGTACAGGTTTATTAGTTTGCGCTGATCCATCACACACAGAATAAATGTCAGAAGAGCTTGTGCCACCACCACTAGCTATCCAACCACTTGATTTTTCAGACACCCACATTTGTTTGGTAGATACATGCGTAATAAACGCAGTCAAATTTGAAGATGGTAACGCTAACGCTCTTGTAGCATTAGAACCCCAGCTTTGAAGACTTGATGCAGCAACAGTTTGCATATTCGTAGTTTGCACATATGAACCAGCATTATATGTTGACATTGCAGTTCCATTTGTTTTGTTTAATTGGCCTACAAGAAGAGTCTCGCTAGTAGACCCACTAATTGTGCTGTCACCAGCCCCAGCGTTTCTATACAAACTTAACGTTGCACTAGTTACATTAGGTCGAACAGCAAGAGCTTCAGCTAAAGACGTACTTGTGTAGCCACCTGTAGTCGAATCGTCACTAAATTCAAGAACAGTTAAGTTATCCCCAAAGTTTTCAAACGCTCCAAAGCGCACTTTGTTGTCTGTTCTCCAAGCGTTATTACGCCAACCTTGCGAAGCGTTACAAGTAAACGCAAGTGTCACAGGATCTGATTTAGACCATACTGTTTCCCAAGAATCCCCATCCCAGTATTTAACGTGCTTAGGCTGAGTAAAGGCACTACCAGTATAATACTGAACCTTAGTGCCATTAGGTATCGCTACCCAGCTACTGCCGTTGTAATACTTCAAAGCTACCATTACGAACTCGTATCTAACCAAATATCATTTGTTTTCAAACCTGACGATGGCTCAGACGAACTAACATATATAGTCGTACCACCATCAGTGCCACTCTGCACAAACTCATCAATAATATGAGCAGCAGTCATAATAGACGTATCATTATCAGCTAACGCTTCAGAACTAGTCTGAATAGCTGTCAGGCCTACACCATTAAACGTAAACGTATCGCCATCTTGAATAGTTAAACCACCACTTAAAGTAGCTAACCCTGACGCAGTTAACGTAGCAACTGCTGTAGTTCCAGCAGCAGTAATGCCACCATTAGCAGTTACCAAACCACTAAACGTAGCACCAGTAAGCGCAGCTAAACCAGGTGAGCTATTCACATAGTTTTCAATAGTTGCAAAGTTAGTATTCATTGCAGAAGCAGTAATAACCGTTCCTGCTGTAAAATCATTGACTGAAAGAGCCATTACCGTAATCTCCTTGGTTTATAGGTAAACATAATTCCATTAATTTCCCAACTGCTAGATTGCGATGGGCCATTAATCTTTAACGCAACAGACTTGGCATTACCAAGACTCTGCACACGAACAACATCTGTAATTTTGTTAGCTGACTCTGCACCCCAAATACCTTTATTAGCGTCACCGCTTTCATCGTCATAAGCCCACGTTGCAGTGTCCCACACAGAAGAAGATTCACGACCAGCTATATTAATATCAACAGTTTTAGACGTAGACGCTTTATCATAATTGGTATACACATCCACTTGCATTGTCAAAGACGAAGCAGCATCTAAAACAACCTGAGGCCTACCCCAACGCTTCTTTGTCACAGGGTTCTTACCAGACAACCAAGGCGTAGTAAAATGCGAATCTAAACGAGCAGCAGTCGAACCATCATACGCATCTGTAGGATTAGATTGCTCAAACTTAATAACACGACCAGTATGATCAGGGCTAGACGTAGAATCACATGCACCCAACATTATAGGTTCACCACCAGGAGGTGTATGAACATGTAAGGTCGAAGCATCTATATCTGTCAAAGTCCAAGATTGGATACTGGGATCGTAAATCAATACATGACGTTTCGTTGCTTGCGAACCTGACTTATAGTATTGCAACATGTCAACAGAAACATATAAACGATTCTCAAACCACGCCAACTGAGGAGGAGTAGTAAAGCTAATCCTGCCATTATCTATGGCAGGTCTTAGCTTCTCAAACACATTGATGAAACTTTGACCGTCATACAAGTACACACCTGCACGATCATGCCAAAAGAATACACCATACGGTGTTGATACAGGGGATGACAACGCTAGAGAACCAACATCTCTTGACAGCGCAGTTAATTGGAAAGAATCAGAATCAAAACCATACAAAGCATGGACACTATTATTTTTAAATATAAGCAGACGATCAGCTAAAGGAACTAAACCAGTGATAACGTCACCACGTTCCCCAACGTCTATATCCACATAATCTGTGTTAGTCCACTTCTCAGGCTGGTTGGCGTTAGACCAACGCAACCTAGAATTGTAATAGGTAGAACCTTCATATGTTTTCCCTACCCACACAAAGTTATTCCAGAATGTAATGTACTGCCCTATAGGAAAGTTGCCAGCAGAACCATCAAGTGTGGTTCCTAAATCAGCACCGCTACCACTGCCAGTCCACTTGAAAGACACCTTGTCTCCTGACACACCATAGAACACGTTGTTCATAGTTATGCCATACATTCGAGTGCCATTAGTTCTAGCTGTTTGGCCTGTCATTGTAGAAAAGTTACTGCCTGTGCTGTACACAACAGCAGTGCCATGATTAGCGATAATCTGAGATGTACCGCCATCTGTAAAGAACGATGCGATACCTTCCACATTAGCGCCCAAAGCACTTGTATTTATGGCTGTTACACCATTACGCAACTTAACCCCACCACGAGGGTCAACGTCAACGTTTAACAAATCAGGAGATTCGTTAGGTTGTAAGTTAAATTGATCAGTACGAAAGTTCAAACCACCAGAGAAATTCTCGATAGCTTCAGTCTTGTAGCCTTGTTTAGCCATAGGCTACTCCCAACTGTATCGTAAACGACTAGGCATTATTGACTGTGACCGCCACCTATCAGTATTGCGCCCATTAAGCACAAGTGGTTGCGGTGTAGGAACATCAATGTACCTTGCTCGTAGATTATCTAACTCCCTAGCAAAGATCGTATAATACTGCTGTGCCATGCCAGGATCTTCCTGTTGTTCATAAGCACGAGCAGCAGCGTAAGTTGGAAACAACACATGAAAAGGTTCAGGGAAATCAGATGGTGATGTACCATCCGCAGAACCAACACCAAACGCTGATGGTTTCTTGTAACCTCTAACATAAATAGTTATTGCTGAAGAAGGCGTAGGATACAAACGCACTTTCTCAGCCCAAGTAGACCACCAATAAGGTTCCCCACTGCCATTAGAGTTCAATGGGTAAACAACATCTCCATCGTCACGCCCCAGATACGTTAGAACATGGTCATCTGTTCGTAACGCAGCTATATCACGCAACCCATTCGTGTTAGTGACAAGCACAGAAGATGTTGACTCTAAATCATAATCTGATGTGCCACTAACTGTTGCAAACGTATCTTCAGCTTCATAGAAAGGCCAACGCTTTTCTGAGTAAACAATCTGATCGTATCCTTCTCCTATAAAACGATTAAGAATATCGTCAGAAATGTCAGTAGAATCAATGTCGAGCAACCCACGAATGTAGGTTCTCATCTCTTGGATTTGCATGCTTACTTCCTATGAAAATTGCACAGATCGCTACCCGCAGGGGGTCGCCCTTTACAGGCTTCCCCACTGCGAGTAAGCGCACTGCATTTGCTAACTACTGGGGTAGGCTCTGCTTGCATCACGCTGGTATCTGGAACTTGGCGTATCCTCCTGGAAGGACCAACGCCTTCAGGTCTAGGACTACTTTCACGAAAGTTGTCCTTTGGTTGACCATATGGCCGTGAACCAGCTTTATGTGCGTAAGCGTAACCTCTTCCCATATGCAACCTCTTAGTCAGTTAGACCAACGAGTAGACCTTGACGTGATCTGTTGCTTGTGGTTAGCTCACCGTAACAAAGAATCTGTGAGAACACAGCGTCTTGGTTGGTGGGTCGTACAAACGGTGTTGGTTTAAACCATACATCGCTGTGTGCGACAAGTTGTAGGTACTTCGTGTTTAGGAAGTACATTTTTCCATCTAGGTTTGAATCAGAATCAAACGTTACAGGAGCACCTTTAAACAGGAGGTTTTGGAATCCACTGTCAGCCATATCTGTGTCAGTGTATCGAATGTTTCCTGTTAGAAGAGATTCATACTTTTCGTATTCATCTTGGTCTGTAATGATGATTGTAGGCTGATCGTTACCTACAGAAACATTGTTGTACATGGTTGCCATGCCAGCCACAGTTAGAGCACCACCTACGTTAGTAACTGATGATCTCCACCATGTGTTGTTAGAACCAGAAGCATCGATGTTACCAATGGCTGCACCGCCACCACCATCATTGCCTGTTCCAACAATACCGCCAATACCCATCCAGTCTTTTTGGCTGTTGCCATTTCCGTCTGCATAGAACATTGCGTTCATGTTTTCAATTATTGTTTCTTGGGTTTGGAAAATCTTGCCTTCGAGAAGGTCAATGATTTGTGCCTCACCATTGTTTTTGGCTTCTTCTAAGCCATTGATTGTTACAGTTGCAGCATACTGTTTCCAGTTGTACTCAGCGGCTGAAATGCCTGTTTGAGCAGTCGTGGAAATTGAATCTGTTCCGCTGTAAGAACCAGCAGTTGAGTTCGTTCCATAAATTACAGGAACAACTATCTTAGCACCACCACTTATGCGTCTAATTGTTTGACCATTTGTCAAAGCGTAGAACAGAGGCCTAGCTGTGAAAATGTTGTCAACCAATTTAGGTACATAGTTATTTAAGGTAGTAGTAAGAATCTCATCAAAATTGCTGTTACCAGCCATATTCTTATCTCCTTAGAGGTTAATTAATTGCCTAATTGTTGCTTTGCTAAAGCGAAAGCTTCTCTGAGACTAGAAACTTTAGGAGTTGGTTCTGTTTCGACTCCTGACTGGGTGGACCCACCAGGTGTAACTACTGCTGCTTCACGTTTCTTGTTAGTTATTTCTTGCTCCTGCGAAAGTTTATCCGCAGTTGACTTAACATCATTGAAACGCATATGTGTGTATGCAGCTTCCAAATTAGGAATACCATTCTTTAACGCATGGTTTAATAGTTCTTCTCTATTGAACTCTCCGTATTTTTCTTGCAAAGTAGATACTTCTCGCTCTACTCGCTGAACTCTTTCTATTTGCTCTTGCCTAGCTATTTTCTGCTCTAACTCAGCTAACTTCTGCTGTGTAGGATCTACCTCAGCATATTCGTCATCACTTACTTGTTGCCCTGTTATTGGGACTACGTTAAATGAATGAGCTAAAGTTTTTAGTGTCCCCTCTGGATCATGTTCCAAAGCTGACACAATAGCTTCCGCTTGTTGCAAACGGTCACGTTCAGCAGCTATCTCCTGCGTTTTACGAGTGTAATCCGCTTGTCGTTGATAACCTTGTTGAAGTTCTTCGAGGGTGACCTGCTGTTCCTCACCATCTATTTTGACAGTATATGCAGGTTCCTGTGGTACTTCTGTAGAAGTTTCAAGGTTGTCCACTGCTTCAGTGGATTCTGTGGCTTCTGTTTCTTCAGGCATAGCGCCCTCCTTAGGAGTCTCGATAATAAGTTGTTCCTATAAGTTAAAAACACTGTCCCACTAAAGGGAAGGTAATTCGACTCCCATTTGTCCTTGCAACTGTGCAAGTAACTCTGGAGGTATGCCCCCAGTAGGCGCAAACGCCCCACCTTCAGGACTAGGAGGAGGAGCCATAGGGCCACCAGGCATAGGTGGTGGACCGCCAGGAGGCGCTCCCTCAGGAGGAGCTTGACCTTCTTCAGCCCCCATACCAGGAGGTGGTTGTTGTACTAAGAAACGTTCAGGATCACTAATACCAAACCCTGTTTCAAGAATATGCATTGCCATAGCAGCAGGATCAATGACGCTACCTATCATAGGTGCAACAGCGTTCATTAAAGAAATAGCTTGTTGCTTTCTAATTGTTTCGTTCATTGGTTGCGTTGACCCTGCTTGTACGCTGAAATCGTACTCGCCTACTATTTCTTCCCTTGTGTAAGGTATCCATAGATTGTCGCCACCACGCAAGTTTATGCGTGCAACCTGCTCACCTGTCATAAATTGTTGCAGTAATTGCACAACTCGCCTAGCGACATACGAAATGCCCAGCTCAATAATTGCAAGTTTGTCAGCAGCACGAGCATTCTGTGCGTCTGCAATAATGCTTGCTTCTGTCGCTGTGCGCCGTATTTCTGGCATAGCGCCACGAGCATACTCAGATATACCTGAAACAGTGTTAATGTCGTTTGTTATTATTTCTGAATAATTGTAGATTTCAGGAGATACTGGTACTTGTGGCATTGGCATAACCACTTCAGTAAGTGGCTTATTCTCATCGACAACAGGCACAAGACGACCATCTTCGTCTGATTCCAATGCCTCACGGCCTTCAGGCCCAAAGGAACGTTCGTGGTAAAGATATTTCCTTGCATAACGTTTCCTATCGTTCATTAACTGGCTACGAGTCTTATCTAATTCTAACTGTAAAGACTCTATGGATTCTAAGTCACCTATTGGGTAGAAATGATCTGGAACGTCATAGTTTCGTAGCATCACAAAAGGTTGCCCATATGCGTATGGCATAGGAACAGGGTCTACTAGAAACTCTTCTGCTCCTTCTGCGTATACAGAAAGCGTGTTGGTCATTACGTCATAAAATTCCCAGATGGTTACTCGTTCGTCAACGTATTCTGCTTTTTCTTCTGCGTAACTACTTGTGTCATAAAGATTGTAGCTAGTTGTGGCATACAAGCGTTTACGAGCAGATGGTTTGTAACGTTTATCTTTCTTCGCTGATTCTAATGGTCGAACTATTTTCTGCGCTATCCACTTAGCGTCTTCCATGCATGTAGCTTCTGGATCAACAAATACATCAAAGGGGCTAACTCTTTCTACGAAAGGCTGGTCTTCTACGACTCGCATTATCGTACTGGGAATGTTAGCTATGATGTCATCGTTTGATGGCAGATCGCCTGCCATATCCATTTCCTCCATAGCGAAAGCGTCTGCTTCCATTATGGCCTGGTCTATGAGTGTTTCTCTTTCTGTTTCGCTAACAGCTTGTTCTTGTTCTACGAACTTCCAACCTACTTTAAGCCATCCATGCCCAAACACAAGAAAGTCTTTAACGGCTCGTCTAAACGGTGACCTAAAGTCATGGTGTTTCCACAAATGGTTTACGACAGCTTCAACAAATACTGCTCTATCTTTATCTTCAGGATTGTTTGCTTGTACGACAACCTTTGGATAGTTAACAGCTACAGATGGTGCTATAACGTTTACTGTAGAAAACGCTAAATTGACAGCTATAAGGTCTTGATTGTTGACTAATGTTGATGGCCAATGTTTGCCACGATACAAGTCGTTTAACCTACGCCATGTGCGATCTAAACCTTCTGATTCACGCCATTGTTCGCATTTGCGTACACGTTCTTGAGATTCATCTAAGATTTCTAAACGTGTTTTTTTAGCCATACTACACCCTTGCTATATTTCTGCCTTGAGCTTTTGCTTCTGCAATTATCTTCTGTTCACGCTGATTATCAGTTAAATCTTGTTCGTCAGGAGATAACGCAACTGCTTTCCAGCCTCGCTTCGTGTCAAACGTAATGCCATGAAGCTTTAAACGGCGTTGGTACAGTTCCTTCAGTTCTTCTTCAGGGACTTCGCCACGCAGATCAGTAACGTATTCTACAAATTCCTCGTAGCTTGCCCCTTGAGGCAAGATCGCCATTACTAAGCGTCGCTACCTGAGTAGTTAGGCTGATGATGTGATGGTTCTACACTGCCTGTCATACCATGCTGATTTTCAGGGGTTTGACGTACTGAAATAGCGCCTTCATCACTTGTTTGATTAGCGTATTCAGGGCTTTCAAAGCGTTGCTCTGGGCTATTGGGACCACCTGGTTCCCAAATAGGATTCGATACAACACTAGAACCACGTTCCATACGGTTATTTTGACCTTTGGAACCATCTACTGTTTCTGACGCACTAGTGTGCGAAACAAATTTTCGTGCCATTAATAAACACCTTCCATGTAAACATATATGTCTATAAGTAAATCACAGTGTCCCACGAACATTGTGGATACCTATCTGCAACGGATTAGATTTAGGCGTATTATCACCCAAACGAGCAAACCAATCAACAGTCCAATAGTCATCCACTTGCGGAGCATACTCAGGTTCATACGCATATTTCCTCATTTGATTAGCCAAAGCAAGAGCCATAACACGGTCATCATAAGGCGAACCTGACATGCTGCCACGCTCATTCCTCGTAAACGTGCGTAACTCTGCAACGGTATGTTTATCATTAATCTGTAATTCCCAGTTCCTTAACGCAGAACTTAAATCATCAATCATCAAAGGTTTAGACGTTCTGGTTGTTTTCCAACCGTACTCTTGTCCTATCCTGTTGCTAACATTATTCAATAGTCTACGCCTGAATAAATTGGGATATCCTAAATGCCGTAGTTCAGTGATTGTGGTTAAACCATGATTGTTGGATTCTACACAACATAGTGCATCTCGATACCATAACCCTACAGCGTGAACTTCTTCTGCTAACAAATCAGGTGCAATATGCCCATGCCATATCGCTACCTGCTCACCAGTTCCTACTTCAAGTACTTGTATGCACGAGTAGTCCCCATGCCCTAAACCTTCAGCGGTATCTACACCCATGACATACGCTGACATAGAGTCTGGTTCTTGCCATATTTCCAAACTCATTGCCTAAACTCCACATGGTTATTGTTACGCCACATATACCCCACTGTACCTCGAATAGTATTACGATCCATTTGCTCTAAAATATCTAAATCAAATACAGGATTACCTGACTTAACAAACGCTTCCTCAGCAGTAGTTGGATATTCTTGCGCTAGTTGCCAGGGCAACATGCTTTCTATTTTTTCTTGATACCAAGCATCTCCCCTATCTTCAGTCGCTGACCAAGGAAAAAACATAGGCGCAAACTTGTTTGCACCAGTAGTAGCACCAACCCAAAGCTGATGATAAAAATTCCCAGAACCATTCGCAGTGGAAAGACCAATAATGCGACCACCAATATCAGCAACAGGTTCGATAGAAGCCCAAGCTTCCTCAGGATTAGGGAGAAACGCCCATTCATCCACCACAATAAGCGATGCTGATTCGCCACGAGCTGGGTCAGAAGCTGATGGCATTGATGTAATTTGTGACCCATTATCAAACCCCATTCTTTGTTGATGTTCCATTAACGACTTAGGCCCACGCTCCAACATCCATTCAGGTAAATGCTTATACCCATACTTAGTCTTGCGTAGCAACAACACAGCTTCACGTTCAGTTCTAGACAAATCAATAATGTTCTGATCTGCATGAAAAAACGCTAACCAAAATTGGTGAGCAGCTACAAGCGTAGACCACCCAATCTGCCTAGCCTTCAACGTTAACGAATACCTGTGTTCTTCCCAATGCTCTAACGCTGTTGATTGCGCTGCACGCAAATCAAACAATATGCGACCATGCGCTGGATGCGCTATATGCCAGTAGTTACGCAAAAAATGTTCCTCATTCTTTTGACATTTGCGCCACTCTGCTTCTTGTCGTAATTCTGATAGAGTGTATGCCATGTTAACTAATCACTTCTGGTACATGCCTGATGTGCTTTCGCAAGAAGAATGCGACTACTTGGAAAGCAAAGGCGAGCAAGCGTTCAACGTTCATCCTATAGACGGCTTCCACTTTGGAGAAGACCCTTCCAAAAGGTCATCTTCGATAAGTTGGGTCCACGATGATTTCGCAATGAACGTGGTAGATCAAATAGGAAACACAGCCAACGTTGACGCTGGATGGATGTTCCACTTAATACGGCCTGAAGCCATCCAGTACACGCTTTACGAAAAAGGTGACGAATATGCTTGGCACACTGACGGCCACCAAGACCAATACGCTGCAAGACATTTGGTCGAAAAATCCATAGACCCAATGCCCCTAAACAAAACAACAAACCCACTACTAGCAGGGCTAGTGCGGAAAGTATCTTTGACTGTAAACCTGAGTTTCCCAGAAGATTACGAAGGAGGAACATTAGAACTTCACTTCCATAACCAAACACACGTCTTTGATCAATGCCCTAGAGGTTCTGCTATAGCGTTTCCTAGTTTCATCCATCATCGTGTAGCTCCTGTTACTAACGGTATCAGAAAAACAGCAGTTATGTGGCTGAACGGTCCTCCACTACGGTAGAGCCACTAAACGCAGCATCCAACTCAGCTTTTGTTAACACACCATCGTCAGCAAAAGCTATCGCAAGTCTTTGCAGAACTTGCGCTACCGCAGCAACACCGCTAAGTATCGCAGCTTTATGCACTTCAATACCGCCAATAATGGAACTGCCACCAATAATCGCCATACATTGTATGCCAAACACGCTACAAATACGCAGGCATGTGTTTCCAAATAATTGCATGTTTTCTGTCATTACTTATCCTTATCTAACACTACGCCAATCATGTGAAATACAAAGCTGGCAATAGAAATCCATATACCCATCTCTCTTGTTTCCCCAGAAAGCGTTATCAAAACGATTCCAGTTCCCCCAATAGTCCAACTTAAAGCGCTGGTTTCAAAAAATATTTTCTTCCAAAATTTCATCATCTTCTTCTACCCCCCTGAGGTATTGACGGACCACCAACAGTAGGCGCTGGCATAGGTCTAACAGTTGGCCTTGCAGCAGCCACAGCACTAACAGTTGACGCAGTCACAACAACACGCCGTTCCTGCACTGTAATAGTGCTATCTTCTGCCTGGTAATCCTCAAAGCCCCCAGCAAATATATTAATTTCCTCCTCAAATTCTTCCTTAACCTCATCTGGCATCTCGTTAAATAACTCTGGAGCTGCCTCAAACACCTGCTCTAATTCATCTTCCTCGCTCTCCTCGAAAAAATCTGGATTATCTTCTATGACCTCTTCAAAAAATTCCTCAGGTGCATTTTCATCTTGTAATATTTCAATAAGAGTTTCGCCATCTAAATCTTCCACCTCCAACAACTCAAAATCTTGGTCCTCTAATTCCACATCTTGTACGAACTCAAATACTTCGAGCTCCTGTTCTGTTTCATCAACAAAAGCTGTCTCCTCTTGTGCCTCTGTCTCGTCTTCTTCTGCAAATAATTCATCAAATACTTCTTCTTCAGGTATTTCCTCAAAAATTTCCTCTTCTACTAATAACTCTAATTGTCCCTCTTCAAAGTCAGAGAAATCATAGTCTTCCCACTCAATATCTTCAAAAGTGATATCATTCACATATGGGTCTTCTTCTACTACCTCTATCTCTATCACTATTGGTGGTGGTGTCCATACTTCTTGTACTGGGGGTACAAATTCCTCTTGTATTGGTTCTGTTTCTTCTATGGGTTCTTCCTGCGGTTCTTCTGGCTCTTCTGGTAGCTCTGGTTCTTCTGGCACGTCTTCATCAGGAACAGGTTCAGGAGTTGGAGGAATAGGAGTTGGATCAGGAACCTCAGGCTCAGGCTCTGGAGTTGGTTCAGGCTCTTGCTCAGGTTCCTCTATTGGCTCAGGAGATGGCGTTGGCGTTGGCTCTTCGACAGGCTCTGCCTGAGGAACAGTCCATTCACCTCCAGAAATTTCTAGAGAATAAACGCCAGTCGTAGCCTCATTGTATGCGTCAGCATGCAACACATATGAACCAGCAGATAACGTTTCAACAATCAACGCATCCCAACAAAAATTAGTGCCATCATTGTGTTCCGCTGAGTCATCATCTTGAAATAACAACACTTCCTGGTCGTCATACAAAGAAAGAATGGGATCAGCAGCATACAAATCAGTGCCAGTGTTTGTTTCCCAGTCGTCACATGTCAACGATGTGTACGTTCTAATTGTAACTTCTGTTTCTTCTTGTAAGACGAACGTAAATTGTGGGCCTTCGCCCACAACATCCACAACTATGTTGCAATCCCATCCCTCGTCAGTAGCTTCACACACAGTTTGCGCCACGCTAGGCGGTGCAAACCACACAACCACTAACAAAGAAGCCAATAACGCTCGACTTAACAGGCGAAATAACCTGCTCACCCCCAACCCCCCAGTTGAAATTTAAATTACCACTTCACTTTGTTAGCCCAATACGCAGCAGACATCTTACCTTTCTTGATGTTCTTGCCATGACGAGCTTTAAACGACCTAGACCTAGCAGTATTACCCTTATCACCAGTCTTACCCTGCTGACCAAACCTAATAGTCTTAATCTGGTTACCTTCCTTAGCCACAACAACATGCGACTTCGTAGGATGATTAGGTGTACGCTTAGGTTTATTATAGCCAGACACACCAGCCCTAGCCAAACGAGGGTCTTTCTTAGCAGGCACTACTTCTTCTTTCGTTTCTTAGCTGTCTTAGCTGACTGCTTAAACGCTTTCGCAGTAGGCGCACCCTTAGAGCCAGGTTTACGCATACGCTCACCAGACCCTGCCTTAATACGCTTACGCTTCGCATGAATATTGGCATACAAACCAGGTTTCTTCTTAGGCATTACTCACAACTTTCACATATCTCAGGGTTTTCCAACCCACATTCCAATACTTCATCTTCATTATCGCCCACAAAATCCCAATCGTCAATAAAAAAATCAGACATCCAACCCCTCCATCAACGACTCCAACTCAGCATGCAACTCAGCATCAGACAAACCAGACACCATCCTGTCATCATCAACCACAACCCTACGCTTAGGCGTAAACTTTTCGATGTACTGCAAGTACAACGAAGCTGCCTTAACATCACCAGCCACCGCAGCAGCATGCAACGCATCAACAACGGACTGTGTACGCTCAGGGTGAACATTTAACTCAGCGGCCCTACGGTCCCACTCACGAATAAAACGAGGATCAGACTTCCACCGCCGAACAGTTCTGTCATTGACACCATTTTCAGCAGCCCACGCTTTAGTCGTAGACGGTTCACGATCTTCTGTTAACAACCAATCCAAATATTTCTTCCAGTTGTCAGGCATAACTTTTTCGCCTGTGTCTGGATCAGTTTTCCAACCTTTGCCTCCACCATTCTGTGGCATAACAAACCTCCTATCAATAAGATTTTCTTGTCCCAACACAAAAAATATCACAAAAAACGTCAAAAAAGTGGGACACTCCCTACTGTTACTGTAAGGGGCAAATCGAACCACACGATTTGCCCCACTTATACTGTACACAGAAACACAGAAACACAGTGTAAGCTCTACAAATACATTGACGATACAGTAGACGACATACAAGGAACTGTGCCAGGTTAAAACCAACAGTACAACGCTTCTCCCCCCCCTCCAAAAAACTGTCGCACCGTAGATTGATATCTATACATACTAGCGGCGGCGACACCCCACCCCCCCTGCCGTGTCCACCTGCTGCGCCGTTTGCCAGTGCGCATAATGTGTGGGTGTGTGTGCGAATTTGCGAACGGTTCACAGTGTTTATTGCAATTGTGTGTGTGTGCATGCATGCCTATTATGTGTGAGTGTGTGCAATTGTCGCCAGGAATAGACGGCCACATAATATGGACCTTTAACCTATGCATTTAAAGAAATGTTCAAATTAACTTGACAAATAGTTTTAAATGTCTTAAAGTCCTTATATCGTTATAAATACCTTAATTGAAAGAGAGAAATTATGATTAGTAAATGGGATAAGTTTAAACTAGGCTTAGGCCGTTACTTGTGGGAATGTTCGCATGAGTTTTATTATTCACCACTAGGTCAGTTTATAGAGAGTTTAAGAAAGAGAGTAGGATAATTATGCAAACTGTATTCTATGCAAATATAAACAAGAAATGCATTAGCCGTAAAGTAGGTAGCGCACCTGTAGATTATATGCACAATACGATAGTAAAGATATCTAGTGGACTATGTAAGGTGTCTAGCGCTAGGCATAGGGCAATCGTTAGCAGTGGTAGTCGTGAAGTGTGCGCTAAAGTCCATACAGCGGGATCGTATGAGGTCGTTAGTAGTGTTCCTAGTAATGTTGTTCAGGTGTCGTATAATCCTAAGAAATATGCGGATCGTGATTATTTCTATCGTTGCGATAATGGCGAACGTGTTACTAATGGCGTATTTTATTTAGTGCATGACGACACCTTTAATAGTCTTAACAATGTTAAGTTGTTTATGGAAATATAGAAAGAGAGAGACAATGATTAACCTAGATAAGTATTTAGTTGATAATGGCCCATATGCTACGGATAGGCTAACACCTCAAGAGTTAGCACAATTCATAGATGCCTATAACGACATACAGAGAGAAATAGCGATTAGGGATAACGTTAGATGCCCTAAGGATAAGACACCATCCACGTTAAAGCTATTGAGTGATCAAATAACTAAGCATGATAAGACTAGTGAAGAGTACGGAATTAATCAATATGGCCTAGCGTTAGCGCAAAGCGACGCTAGTAATGTCGTTAATGTGTGTTCGTTCGCTACGGATGGATGTAGACGTGCATGCATTGCAGAATTTGGTAAGGGTGGAATACCTAGCGTTAAGTTTGCTAGGACTGTAAAGACTATCGCTTTACATCGTATGCCAGGACTATTTATAAAGCGACTGGCATCAGAGATTAGAAGTAAGGTAGCGTTAGAGGGTGCGATATTCTGTAGGTTAAATGATTACAGTGATTTAAGGTGGGAATTAATAGCGCCTAGCCTATTTAATATAGATGGTGTAACCTATTGGGATTATACTAAGCATCCTAGACGCAATCTCAGTAAGCTAGATAATTACACGGTAGTTTATAGCGCTAGCGAACGTTTCGATGATGATAAGATACCTAGCCTAGCTAGTCGATATGATGGCGTAGCCGTTGTATTTAGTGACTATCCAACATTCACACACTATCAAGAGACGCCAGTAAAACTAGGTATTCACGATAATTTAGCGGATATGACTAGTGATGGGTTTACGGTTATAGCATTAAAAGCTAAAGGTAAAGCTAGATCAGATTCAAGCGGATTTGTTAGAGTACTCAACTAAGAAAGAGAGAAATTATGAAATGTAAGAAATGTGAATTAGACCTTGAATGGGATATGGCGGATTACTGCTATTTCGTTAAAGGTACTGATCCTTATAAGGATGATGAACCTACTTGTGTAGATGGTAGCTATCATAGCGAACATAAGCTAGCACCACCTTTAAACGTGTATAGTTCTAGGTTTCTAACTGAAACTGATCAAGGTAACGATATTCTGATAGGTGGTACGGTATGGACTGGCAATTAATTCTAGGCATAGGGTTCTATTGGATACTAGACCTGGCGCTAATAGGGTACGGTATCTACCTAATCGCTAGGGTATGGCGTTTCCTGATCAATTATCTAGACTTAGGTAAGGTTAGTAAATATGATAAATAGTAAATTTGTTAGGGTATGCTTGACATATGGTTGGGTATGCGTTACATTAATAGTAGCTACTCAATAGGGTAGCGTAAGAGAGAAAGAGATTACATATGAATGATGTATGGAACATAACAATACAGCTAGGTAACTGGCATGGATCAGTCCAGGTATCTAAGGTAGATTTTCCTAAAGCTGTAGACGCTCATCAGTTTGTCATAGATGCGACTAGTAAAGCGTTAAAGGATATCAAAGATAATCCGTTAGGCGTGGCTATGGCGGATGCAATTAATAAATATAATGAAAGAGAGAAAGTATAATGAGTAACAACAATAAACCTAAGCAGACACTGTATGTTAATTCTTATAGTGGCCTACAATTTAGTAAGGTATTCGATAGCTATCAGGATGCATGGAATTTTAGGGAGACCTGGAAAACTGAGGTAGGCAATTTCCTACCTATGAACCCATACAATGGGTACGTGTACACTTGTGATATCTTACCTGGCGCTAGTGTTGAGGATTCATGGCTAGAAGATCGTCTACAAGATAGCTTAGACGTAGGTTAAATTAATAGAAAGAGAGAGTAGTAATGCAGATAGAATTTATAGGTGTATCAAGTGACGATAGTCATGGCGATATGTTTAGAGATGAAGTAGATAAGTTAAATGAGTACAAGTACAGCGTATGGTATGGGATAGATGGATGCTTACCTGAACAAGATTATCCACTATTTGAATCTAACAACTATCGTGAATGTAAATCATTCATAGCTAACGAACGTAGAGAGTTTATCGCTGAGTTTGGCAAACCATCCAGGCACAATTTGTATGATTGGTATATTGAAGAAAGAGAGTATAAGTAATGATTACATATCCTGAATTTGTAAAGGTTAAAGGTGACCAGGTCGTCATCACACATAAATGTGTTCAATGTAATAGCAGTAAATCATTAACTGTAGATAAGAATAGGTTTGATCACTATCTGCATGGTGGAGATACGATGCGTGATTTCCCTGAGTTATCCGCTAGTGATAGGGAAATTATTCTGATAGCTGATAGAAAGATAAATGCGCATCTACGGCCATCACCTATGCCACCTATGTTTATTTGTGATGATCATGATTTCTGGGAGAGTGACGATGAATAAGCGACAAGAATTAGTAGGTCATGTATGGGTAGATAGCGGATGCGTCACGATAGCTGATCCATGTAGGTCGAAACAGATTGAAGATGAAGTAATGGTCGAGGGCAGTACCGTCTTGCGAGACTTGACTATTAAATCTAAGTTTGGTGAGTATGTAAAGGATGACATAAAGCAGGGTATCGTATTCTCTGAAACTGGAATAGGTGACGGTACGTTTCCTGTAGTCGCTACGCTACAAGATGGTGAGATATGTTCACTATCTATACTCTTTAAATAGGCTATAGTCGTAGTGTGTATCCAAATAAACGTGTGTTGTCTCTAGGTGCTGGCGTACAGTCGTCATGCCTAGCGTTAATGAACATGCATTACCCTGATGAATACTTTGCGTATGTTGAGGACTATGTCTTCTCTGATACGATGAGCGAACCTGCTAGTGTCTACCGTAATTTATCCTGGCTCCAGGAGCAAGCGAAAGAAACAGGTAATGTGACTATTCATGTCGTGTCTGCTGGGAATTTGCGTGATGATGCGTTAGGTAAGAATCCTAACAAGAAAGCGTTTAATCCTATCCCTGTGTACGTTAAGAAACCTAACGGTAAGGTTTCCATAGGTCGTAGGCAATGCACAAGAGAATTTAAGTTAGCGCCAGTGATACGCAAACAAAGAGAGTTAATAGGGTTAGGGTACAAACAAAGACGATCTAAAGCACACGGTACAGTGACCAACATATTAGGCATCAGCTACGATGAAGTGTTCAGGGTTAAGGATCATAGGTTAGAACCATTTATGACTAATGAGTATCCGCTGATTGATATGAAGATGACACGCCAGGATTGTCTTGACTGGCAAATTGAACGAAACTATCCAGTACCACCTAGATCAGCGTGTACATTCTGTCCATTCCATAGCAAGGATGAATGGATGGACATGAAAGAAAACGATAAAGAATCATGGCAAGACGCTGTGCTATTCGATAAACAATTAAGAGAGATAAACCCTAATGAATATCTGCATTCCTCTTGTATGCCATTAGACCAGGTTACATTCACTACGAAAGAATCTGCTAATCAATTATCTTTGCTTGAGGAATGTGAGGGTATGTGTGGTCTTTAATATTGATGCTGTGGTTTATACCTACAGCACCTATAGACGCTCAAGCAGTGAACCTGGATGGACCGTACCCTGATCGCACACAGGTATGGGAGCCATTAGTAGCGTATGTGTGGGATGAATGGGATAGGCAGGATGTAGACGTGGCCATGCGTGTCCTACACTGCGAAAGTAGGGGATACCCTAACGCACATAACGATAGAGTGTATGAGAA